ATGTTAGTATCGCCGCCATGAGTAAAATTGTAAAAAGACAGTCCTATCAACACATTAAGTAACGTTCAACGACTATCGAAAGCATCTTATATAAGATAAGCAAGTAGAGTACACCCAAGTGGGTGGAAGCGGTGGGACGTAGAAATACGTATGATATAGTCTACTCTCATATGAAAGTATGAGCAGAGTTAAAAGCTCGATATTAGCGTAACGAACTAATATGAATATAAGGAATAAAAAATTACCATTTCCAGCTAAATTTCAACAGTTTAATATTACCAATCCTTACCAGGTTCATGAGGGATTAGTACATGCTGAATCCAAACCTGATATTCATACTATTGTAATTGATAGTTTAACCTTTTTAATGGATATGTGTGAGTTACAGTTTATTCTGGATGACCGGATAACTGATACAATGAAAGGATGGGCCGAATACCAAAAATTCTTTAAAAAACTTATGCAGGAACATGTTGCAAAGTCTACAAAGAATATCATATTCACAGCCCATGTTCAGTCAATCCTTAATGAGACAGATATGGTTCTTGAGAAAAAGGTACCTATTAAGGGTGCTTTAAAAGCAAATGGTGTTGAGGCTTATTTCAGTACTATTGTGAGCGCACGAACCATAACGGTAAATAAACTGACAAACTTTAAGAATCCACTACTTACTGTTACACCTGAAGAAGAAACTTTAGGATTTAAGTATGTATACCAAACCCAATTAACCAAAGAAACGGTCAATGAAAGGATCCGTGCCAGTATGGGTATGTGGACCCAACAAGAAACTTTCATTGATAACAATGCACAATTTTTAATGGATCGATTACATAAATACTATGTGTAATTGATTTTAATTTTTAACAAGGAGAATACCGTATGAGTTTACTTGATCAACTAACAACTGATGACAAAGACATCCAGCAAGAAACTGATTCCGTTGGAACCAGTTTTTCACCCTTAGAGAGTGGTCTATATCTGCTGAAGGTTATATTTGCTTATATCACCATCTCAGCAGGTGAAGCCATGGCCCTAAACATTCTGTTTGAGACCCCAACTAAACAGAGAATCAGACAGCAGTTCTGGATGACTTCCGGCAAGGACAAAGGTAAGAAGAATTTCTATATCAACAAGAAGACTAAAGAAAAACACTACTTACCTGGTTTTAACCAAGCTAATGGTATTGCCCTGCTGACTTGCAACAAAGGCATTAACCAGATGGTAACTGAAACCAAAACCATTAATCTCTATGATTATGATCAGAAAAAAGAAGTACCAAAAGACGTTGACATGATTGTAGAGCTGATTGACAAAGAAATTACTGCCGGTGTCATTAAACAGATTGTTGATAAAAATGTTCAAAATGATACTGGAGCATATGTACCTTCCGGTGAGACCCGAGTTGAAAATGAAGTAGATAAGCTTTTCCATACTGATGGCCGTACCATTACTGAAATCCGGGCTAAAAAACCAGCTACTTTTAAAGATACCTGGCTTGAACGTTGGGAAGGAAAAGTTAAAGACAAATCTGCAGCTAAAGCAGGAGTAGTTAGTGGGGCCCCTAAAGCCAATAAAGTCCAGACTGCTACTGGTGGAACCACTGCTAAAGCAGATTCACTCTTCCAGGATTAGTTTTTAAATTACCAAAGGTCCTATTAAACAGTAGGGCCTTTATCATTAATTCATATTATAAGGAGATTAAAATATGGAAATCAGTATTAACGAGGACAAGATCCTTAAAACCATTAAAAAGCATGGTGGTGCTATCATTGAAGCTGGGATTATTCAGGCCATTAAAGACTATGCTGGCAATGTAGTCAGTGACAGTCTTATTGAAGGACCGACTACTGTTGGTGGTGCAATTGCTGAACATGTAGGACCTGAAGTTAAACCAATGCCAGCCAAGCCTAAACGTAAAAGACGTTCTCAGGCTGAAATGAAAGCAGATGCTGCAGCTAAACAAAAAGCTGAAGAAGAAGATAACGCTGAAGAACCAAACAGTGATCCAGTGGTTGAAGAAACCCCAGTGCCTCAGACACCTACTGTTGGTACAGGTGTTGATTCATTGTTTAATACTTAATTATGTGGAAACTCTGGGATGATGTTAAAATCATTGGGAGTTTGATATTAGTTGCTTTTTTTGGTTTCCTATTCTTATTAAGTGTTCCACTTATAATTATATTTGGTATTAGTCTTGCTTTAGGTTTTATTGGCTGGATCCTATTTACTGATAAACCACTCCCATAACAATTAATTAACTAATCAAATGATCCCCTTGAAATATAGGGGATCTATTTAAAAAAGGAGTACCAATGGCTAAAATTCAAAGAGAACCTATCCCATTTATTCCATATATTTTAACTATTGAGTCACAAAAAGAACATGATTTCTTAGAAGGTTTATTTTATGCCAGTGAAGGAGAAGCAAAAGAAAGATGTCGAAATTTTGATTCTACTCTTGATAAAGAATTCCATGCACTTATTAAATCAATGGAGAAATAATGGAAACTGTTACTTATTTAATTCAAAAGAATACCAATGGTAAAATTAAATTTATCCAATTTGCTCTTAATGGTGCAACGTTAACCCGGGAATGGGGTTTAATTGGTGGTGTAGCTCAAGGTACTGTTAACACCTATGAAGCAATTAATGTTGGCAAAGCTAATGAGCAATCACCTGAAGAAGCTGCAGAGGCTAAATACAAATATATCTGGGATAAAAAAATTAAAGAAGGTTATGTACCCACCCCATCTTTAGATGCTATCCCAGCACTACCTGATTTCTTATCTGAACTTGACCTGGATAATATTCCTAAATCTTTCTGTCTTTCCAAACCAACTGCAAAGATATCTGATGCAGCAATGGGTACCCTATTGGCTTCAGGCCATGCCAGAATATTTATAAAGTATAACGGCGGATGCCATTATGTTGTTATTGGTTCAAAAGGCAATGTCGAAATATACACCAGGCGCTGGGATAACCATACAGCTAAGTATCCTAAAATAGTACAAACAATTTTAGATGAAAAATATCCTCCTAACTCTTTATTTGCAGTTGAATTATGTATTGATCCATTATTGAATCTACCTCACATGACATGTCTTAAGAATGCAAGTAAGGTAGCCAAAACGAATAATAGCGGGGGAACTCTTAAAGCAGACTTGACCAAGAGCCATGCACTGCAAGAGAACCCGCTATATTCTATTAAAGCTGCAGTGTTTGGAATCCTTTATTATAATGGTGCTCAACTTTGGAACCAACCATATGAAATTATGTTAAAATTAATTGAAAAGATTGTTCCACTACTCAGTACTCAGCAATTAATATTTCAACCACAAAATATTGGTCTGAATACAGTTAAAGCTGTTATTGATGCAGCTACTGCTAATCAAAAATTAATTGAAGGTTTTGTTATCTGGGATACTACTAAAGCCATGGAAGTTACCATGAATGGTAAACCGGTCAGAAGAGCTGCATACAAAATCAAAATTAAAAATGAAAAGGATGTGATAGCTTATGGTTGGGAAAACGCTAATAACAAACCTGCTGGTATTATTGGGGCCCTTAAAATTTGTCAATATGACGCCAAAGGTAATATGGTTGATCTTGGTACTGTTGGAGGTCTCAAACCAAAAGAAGGAGAGACCGACCCAGCTAACTGGAGCTTCCCCTGTGTCATCGAAGTTGGCTATGATAATCGGTTCCCTGAAACGGGCAGATTCCAATTTGGGCATTTTAACAAAGTACATGAAGACAAAGTTCCGGAAGAAGTAGAAATCTTTGACTTAAAAGAACTGTAATGAATAAAAATGGTCCTATAAGTGCAACTGCTTTGAATGCTGGAGTAACTTCAAGAAATGCTATTACAATAGCTACAGCTGTAGCAAGTAGTGATGCAGTTCTTGACTTACAGGAACGGGTAGCTAAACTTGAACAGGCACTCACTGCTAAAATTAGTGAATTGGTTCAAAATGATCCAGACTTTAAAATGATTAAATTACTGTTTCAAAAAGGAGAGCTATGAAATCAGAAGATTTTATAAAAATAGTTAATACACACAGAAGAAAGAATAAGAACACTTGGTATTCTTTTAATGAAATTGTGGAAAATAAAAAGGTTAAATTATCAGGTTATAATACTTGGTTGCGTACTTATTTAGTTGATGGTACGGTCTATTCAGGTCTTCATGGTTTGTCAGTGAAAGAATTTAAAGAAGAATTATCCCAACCTTTTAGGTAAGGAATTGTAATGACTGATCTTAATGAAATCTGTACTTATATACATATGTCTTTAACAGAATTAGGTGCACACGTACAAGCATTAGTGGTGGCATTAGAGGAGCAACAAAATAAAAATAAAGCTGAAATGAATGTCTTACGTGCAGATCTTAAACTTCAGATCCAAGAAACTATAAGAAATGACCCAGAATTTAAAATGGTTAAATTATTACTAAATAAGGAGACCTATAAAAATGAACCAAAAAGAAAAAGATCCTAATAACATTGATCAACATGATCCAGGTGCTAAACTAGACCAAGGTAAATTATTGGCTGGAATACTTCAACAATTTTCATTAGCCCTTACTGCAGTTCTGGAGGTAGCCACCTTTGGTGCAAATAAGTACAGCAGAGGGGGCTGGAAACACGTCAAGAATGGCCAAGAAAGATATTCTGATGCTATGATACGCCATTACCTCAAAGAGGCCTTAGAACCGCTTGATCTGGATTCAGGGTTACTGCATGAAGCCCACCTTGCATGGAATGCTTTGGCTCGACTTGAACTTAAGTTACAAGAGATAGGCCAAAAGGCTACTTTATTTGATTCTTCTTGTACCTTCAGTCATAAATGTGCTCTTATAGGTATGGGCTGCTATTCTGGTGGTAAACATTATTTTACAACTAAAGCTGAAGCTGATATTAGAGCAGAGCAGGTAACTAATGAAAAGTAGCAAAGAGTGGGAACGCGTTCAACGGATGCGAAGAGAGCATGATCCATTAGTTAAAGGTGGTCATTACCATGAAGTACCAGACTTTGGTGCTTACGATGGTACTGGTAAAGGGATGCCAAATCATAATAAAAAGAAAGCCCTTAAACCAAAGAAATCATATTACAAGAAAAAGAAATGAATAAATTATTTATTATATTTTTGGTTCTATTACTTTCAGCCTGTAATCAGGTTAAAACAACTGAACCAGAAGAAAAGAAATACTGGCATGAGTTGAGGAAGAAATATGTTCCTTTAAGATCTTCAGCAATCATAAAACATATTAAACGACATCCAGGATTAAAGGAGAAAATATGAGATCACCAACTGGTTCAAATGAAATAAGAATGGATTTAATGGGTAGTGGTGTATATGGTGCTCCCAGAGGCCACAGAAAGCATTTAGGGACTGATTATACTGTTATTCCGGGCGCAGCAATAGTAGCGCCTATCTCAGGTGAAATAACCCGTGTAGCAGTACCTTACGTGGGACAGGAGTATAGTGGCCTGGTTATTGCCAGTAAAGCCATGACAGTTAAGTTATTTTACTTTAAACCACTATCAGAAATTGTTGGGAATAATGTACGAGAGGGAATGGTTATTGGGTTTGCTCAAGATATTTCAAAGATGCATGGGGAAGACATGCTCCCCCATATACACCTTCAAATAGATAGAATCAGTCAGAATCCGGCAGATTGGATAAATCTTTAGAATGCTTGTGTTGCCCAGCCAAAGCATTTATTGCTTTGGCATTCTTTTCAATATGTTCTGCGTTGTTTGCTATTAGTACAGCATTACTAGTGGTAGAAACTCTATTAATTCCCATTGCACCAAACAGAATAACAAATAAACCAACGGCAATACCAATAATTTTAAATGAACTTTGTTTACTGGTTTTGTCGTCAATCTTGGTATACACACCACCGATTCTTTTGTCACATTTGTCTTCACTTCTTTTCATAAAATCTTTTAAATC